TGCGACGGCATTGGTGACAGATGCGGTGGATATCCGCACGAATACGGACCTGTTGAACGCCAACAACGCGTTTGCGCAGGGTGCGTACGGATTTATCCAAGAGCAGTTGGAAGCTGGATCTCAAACTACGGATATCATCCAGGAGATGATTGACAACGGGTTTAGCTACGACAAAGCTCAGTCTATGGTTACGAACGTAATCAACGTGCAGAACGAGGTGGATACACTGTCTGATGCGCTGGGGATTATGGAAAGCCGTGCTGAGTTTGCGCAGACATCGTTTGATTACATCAACAATCAGTTGGACAACAACGTCACTGAGGACGCGCTGCTGCAAGACTTGGTGGAAAATTATGGGTTTACCGCAGACAACGCACAAACTCTTGTGGATTCTGTACAAGACACCCGTTTCCAGATCGCTGAGAAGCGACGTTTAGAGACTCAGTTGAAGTCAGGAACCACGTTTGACTTTGCGTCAGCGATGATGGCCCCTGAAGGGGAAGATGACGAGCCACTTGTTGTGGATACCGACGGCGATGGAGTACCAGATGCACCTGCGGTTACGACACCCACTGGTCCGTTTTCTCCAGTTACACGTCCAGACCCGTATACGTTTGATACAGACGACGGTACTACACCTATCGGCGGTGTAGATGACGACTTGACACCTGGCACAGGTATCTTGGGCTTCGATCAGTTCGGTCGTCCGCTTGGCGAGTACACCACGCAGCCGACGCAGCCTGTTGGTCCGTTCGATGCATATGCAATGCAGATGCCAGAGGAGCCAATCTTCGATCCGCAGCAAGCGCGGTTGGGTCCACAGCCTACGGAGGTCACGTTGGACGACGCAGGGTTTGTGACGGAGCCTGTGGCGTACATTCCAGAGTTTGCGCCTACCGATCCGACGATGTACTACAGTCCACAGTTCAATCAGTTTGCGCAGGTTCCAGTGGGCTACGGGGCTACGACAGTGCCGCCGAGCTTTATTCAACAAGAATTACCTGCTATAAATGAAGTAACACCACAAGGTATTGGTGCGTTTCTTGGTCGGAAACCGCCTGTAGGAGCAACATAATGGCATATACGATTCAGTCTGGAGACACACTCAGCGAGATTGCAGAGAAGAATAACACCTCTGTTGCGGAGATCATGGCGTCAAACCCTCAGATCAAGGATGCAAACAAGATCCAAGCAGGTGCTTCACTTAATATCTCTAGTGCAGGATCGGGTGCGCCGACGTATCAAGGTGGGTTTGGTACTGAGTCGGGAGGAAGTAGCCAAGAACGGGCACGGGAAATCGTCGGTGACGACCGCGCAAACGAACTGGCAAAGTTGTCTCAGCAGAACTACACGCCAGCGCAGGCGCGACAGGCTCAGTTGCAGACTGGTTTGCGTGTTGGTGAAGTGAACTATGACCAAGCCTTGGGTATGACGGATGCTCGTTACAACCCGTATAACACCAAGGATATGGTTATTGGTGGTATCCTTGGAGCAGTTATTCCAGGTGCGGGGCTTCTGTATAATGCGGCTAAATATGGCGAGGCTGCACAGAATCGTCGGATTGGTGAACAGTTAACTCTGCAAGGTGAGTATGAGCCTACTGGTATCTTTGGTACAGGATTGTTCAAGGGGCCGCAGGCGGCATCTTATGTACCGATCTACGATGAGAACGACAACTTGGTTGGTTCACTTGGTTTGGACGAAGCGGGTGAAGCGGTTCGATACACAGGTAAACGCGACGAAGACTACACTGGATTAGGCGAAGAGTTTATCAGTCGTGTGCCGGAGCCTCCAGAGTTTGACGACGACGATGGTCCTTCACCTGTTTCAGCGGAAGCAGTTGGCGTGAAACCAGAGGAAACTCCAGGAAGCGGGTATCGCCCACCAGCGAAGATACCAACTGTGCCTCTGCCCTCTGCGTTAGACCAGCCAGCGCCGACACGTCCTATGCCACAGGGGCCTGTTACTAAGCCTACGCAGATCCCGCAGGGGTTTGGTCAGCGGACAGCAGTGCCTACGCCACAGGGTGGGATTATGGCTTCTCAAGCAGCAATGCAACAACAACAGCAATATCCGTTTATGTACGGAAATGAGTACGCAAGACAGCAGCCTCAACAAGGACAACCACAGCGTAGAATGGCATGAACCTACAGGCACTCCCAGAGGATGCGCTGAAAGAGATTTTGGCGCTGACAGAGGCGAAGAAGAAGTTGGATCTGCGGGAGCAAGCGCAGAACCTGTTTATGCCTTTTGCCCACCACGTTTATGAGAACTTCATCGAGGGTAGGCATCACCGTATTATTGCCGAAAAGTTGGAAAGGGTCGCAAGAGGCGACCTAAAGCGACTAATTATCAACATGCCGCCTCGTCACTCCAAGTCAGAGTTTGCCAGCTTCCTGATGCCAGCGTGGTTCTTGGGTCGCAATCCCAAGCTCAAGATTATTCAGGCTACCCACAACACAGAACTTGCGGTTCGCTTTGGTCGTAAGGTGCGGGACTTGATTGACGATCCTGCGTACAAAGAAGTCTTTCCCGAAACGAACTTGAAGGAAGACAACAAGGGCGCGGGTAAATGGCAGACCTCGAAGGGCGGCGAATACTTCGCGGCTGGTGTGGGCGCTGCGGTAACGGGTCGTGGTGCTGACCTGTTTATTATTGACGACCCTCATTCGGAACAGGACGCGCTGTCGGAGACTGCGTTTGATCATGCGTATGAGTGGTACACTTCTGGTCCTCGCCAGCGTTTGCAGCCTGGTGGTTCGATCATTTTGGTTATGACGCGTTGGGGTAAGAAGGATCTGACGGGTCGTTTGTTGCAGGCACAGGGCGGCGACATGATGGCGGATCAGTGGGAGGTTGTAGAGTTCCCAGCTATCTTGCCGAGTGACAAACCGTTGTGGCCTGAGTTCTGGGAGAAAGAGGCACTGCTATCTATCAAAGCCTCTTTGCCTGTGGCGAAGTGGAATGCGCAGTGGCAGCAGCAGCCAACAGCTTCAGAGAGTGCGATTGTAAAGCGCGATTGGTGGCAGAACTGGGAGAAGGACAGTATACCGCCGATTAAGTACATCGTGCAGTCGTACGATACCGCGTTCTCCAAGAAAGAAACAGCCGACTATTCTGCGATCACGACGTGGGGTGTGTTCACTCCAGACGACGGAGGTCCAGACAATATCATCTTGATGGATGCCCGACGAGGGCGTTGGAACTTTCCAGAACTGAAGGAGATAGCCTATGAAGAGCACGAATACTGGGAGCCAGACATGGTTGTGGTCGAAGCGAAAGCGACGGGTACACCGCTCATTGACGAGTTGCGGCTACGCGGTATTCCGGCATTGGGGTTCTCACCTGGCAAAGGGAATGATAAGGTGACCAGGATGCACATGGTTGCACCGCTATTTGAAGCTGGAATAGTATGGGCACCTATGCACGAAAAGTTTGCTGACGAGGTCGTTGAGGAAGTGGTTTCATTTCCTAATGGCGATCATGACGACTTTTGTGATAGTATGACACTAGCACTGATGCGTTTTCGTCAGGGTGGGTTCGTCTCATTGAGGGGCGAAGAAGATGAGGTGGATATACATGTACCTCGTAGACGGGAGTATTACTGATGGCTATGCCACCACGCCCAATGGGCAGTTTAGTAGATTCGGGTATAGACCTTGAAGCAGAAGGTCTACCTGATATTGAAGTAGATGTAGACGTACCAGAGGATTTTGCTGGTGGCGCGGAAGTCATTGACGACGGACAAGGTGGAGCGATTGTTCAAGCGATGATGGGTATGGAAGACGAGGACGGCGTGGAGGTCGAAATCGTTGAGCACACTGCAAACTTAGCGGAGTTATTGGACGATGGCGTACTTGGAGAAATTAGCAGCGAACTTGTCGGCCTTTACGAAGAAGATCACGAGTCTCGTAGCGAGTGGGAAGAAACGTATAGCAAAGGCTTGGATCTTCTTGGCATTAAGTATAATGAGCGTACAGAGCCGTTTGAAGGAGCTAGTGGAGTCACGCACCCGCTGATTAGTGAGAGCGTCACACAGTTCCAAGCACAGGCGTACAAAGAACTGTTGCCAGCAGGTGGCCCTGTTCGTACGCAAGTTATTGGTGTGCAAGACCAACAGCGGGAAGATCAAGCCCAGCGTGTCAAGCATTACATGAACTATCAGATCATGGAAGTGATGGAAGAGTACGATCCAGGCATGGATCAGATGCTGTTCTATTTACCGCTTTCAGGTTCTACATTTAAAAAAGTTTACTTCGATCCACTGAAAGGCCGTGCGGTTGCAGAGTTTGTACCAGCGCAGGATGTTGTGGTTTCGTATTCGGTTACTGATCTAGCGACAGCACCGCGTGTGACACACGTCTTGCAGATGACGGACAATGACGTCCGTAAGATGCAGGTGTCTGGTATCTACAAGGACATCGATTTAGCGGGTCCAGGAGGCGCGGAAGAGGACAAGGTAGACGAGAAGGTCAATAAGCTACAAGGCATATCTAAGGGATACACAGACGATATCAGGACTGTTCTTGAGATGCATTGTGATCTCGACATCGAGGGTTTCGAAGACGTCGACGAGATGGGAGAGCCGACAGGCATCAAACTCCCATACATTGTGACCATCGATAAGGATAGTGATCAGGTTTTGGCGATCCGCCGAAACTATGACGAAATGGATCCGATGAAAAAGAAGCGCCACTACTTTGTGCATTACAAGTTTTTGCCAGGGTTAGGGTTCTACGGTTTTGGTTTGATCCATATGATCGGGGGCCTTGGTCGCGCAGCCACGAGTATCTTACGTCAGCTTATTGATGCGGGTACTTTGGCAAATCTCCCAGCAGGCTTTAAGGCACGAGGGGTGCGGGTTCGCAATGACGATGAACCGCTGCAACCTGGGGAATGGCGGGACATTGATGCGCCAGGTGGTAATATTAGGGACTCCTTAATACCGCTGCCTTACAAAGAACCTTCGGGTACTTTGGCGCAGTTGCTGGGTGCTTTGATTGAAGACGGTCGTCGGTTCGTGTCTATTGCTGACCAGCAGGTTGCGAACATGAGCCAAGAGACTCCAGTCGGCACCACAGTGGCGATGTTGGAACGTGGCATGAAGGTTATGTCCGCTATCCATAAGCGCCTTCACTTTGCACAGAAAAACGAGTTCCGTCTGCTTGCACGGATATTCCGTGACAACATGCCTCCTGAGTATCCGTATGAGGTTCCAGGAGCGCCGTCTACTGTTAAGCAAGAGGACTTTGATGATCGGATCGACGTACTACCAGTAAGCGATCCTAACATATTCTCCATGGCGCAACGCGTCACACTGGCCCAAACCCAGCTCCAACTGGCCCAGTCTAATCCACAGATGCACAACCTCCACGCAGCGTATCGACGGATGTATCAGGCGCTCGAGGTCCAAAACATCGATGAGATCTTGCCCCCACCCCAAGAGCCTCAACCGATGGACCCAGCCATGGAGAATGCCAAAGCACTCATGGGCGAAATCCTACGTGCGTTCCCAGAACAGAACCACGAGGCGCACATCGACATTCACATCATGTTTATGAAGACACCTATTGTGGCGACGTCGCCGCAGATCATGGGGTCGTTCTACTCACACTTGCAAGAGCACGTCAGTATGCTTGCGAAGAAGCAGGCTATGGACGAGGTCAAGCAGGCTCTAAGTGGTGCGAAGATGATGGCAAACGTAGGAGCTGTCAGCATGGATTCGGTAAACCAGTACGAGCAGCAGCTACAGCAAGATATGCAGAATCAGCAAGAGGTCGAGAACCTTGTTGTGTTGTATCAGCAGAAGATCATGGCGGATGTATTGGCACGATTGATGCCAGAGAATCCGAACGAGCCAGATCCACTGGTGGCGATCCGTATGCAGGAACTAGAGCTGCGTAAGCAGAAACAGGACCAGGATGCAGTTAACGACGCAGCCAAGCTCGAGCTTGAAATGAACAAAATGGAGCAGGGCAACCGTTTGGCGGAAGATCGCATCGATCTGCAAGAGCAGATTGCGAATGAGCGGAACGAAGTGAACCGTGAGCGGATTGCGACACAGGCCGAGCTTCAGATGATGCAGATGCAAAGGAGAGGCTAATGCCGCTCAAGAAGGGAAGTTCACAAGAAGTTATCAGCAGCAATATCAAGACTGAGATGGCGGCTGGTAAACCGAAGGATCAGGCTGTAGCCATTGCTTTGAGCAAGGCTGGCAAAAGCAAGTATGCGTCTGGCGGCCTGGTGAACAAGCGGTTTAGTCCTATTGCTAGACCGCAAAGGTTTGCTGGAGAGTTCTGATGATTTGTACTTTGGTCCTTATAGCTTGGGGCCAGAGTTTTCAGCTTGGCTTCTACAAGGCTTGCTATTACGACTGCGGGTCGAAACGTTTCGGATATTATGATAGAGTATATCGTGTAAGTCCTGAGTATGTTTGCCCAGCGAGGTTAGAGCTGACATGATTGATCCATTAACGGCGTTGTCTGTCGCCAGTACGGCGGTAGGTCAAATGCGTTCCCTGATCAACGCGGGACGCGATACGACACAAGCCATGTCCAAGTTTGCTGGTGCATGGGCAGATATTAACGAGGCAGAACGCCAAGCTAAAAATCCACCTTGGTACAAAGCATTTAGCGGTTCGATGGAAGAACGCGCAGCAAATGCGTTTGCGGCTAAGAAGAAAGCACAAGCCTTAAAAACGGAACTTGAAAACATGATCCGTTTTGTTCATGGCCCAACAGGGCTTGAAGAGTACAAACAAATCCTGCGGGATATGAAGAAGCAGAAAGAAAAGACAGACTTC